GGATATTCTGCGCTTCATCAACCGCCTTTCGGACTTGTTCTTCGTCATGGCCCGCATGGAGATGCAGCGGCAGGACTGGCCGGAGGAGAAATGGCAAGAGTTTGCCTACAAAAGGAAAAGACAGTAAGTACTTATCGCTAACCGCCGGGAAGCTGTTTTCAGCATAGGGGTTCTATTTGCTGTCCGAGCCTTAAATCATACAGACATGCCCGTACTTCCGCTTCGCTGCCGATATGCTTTCCTGCATCGTCGGACAGCTTCACGCATTCGCGCCATTCCTGGTTGACGTTCATCTTGCATTGCGTCAGTTTCATTACGATGTTGGAGGGCTTGAATCCGGTATCATTCGTCAGATTGGTGCCGATGCCGAAGGAGCAGCGGATTTTGCCCCTGCAATGCTCCTGGATGTCGAGTGCCTTGCCAAAGTCGAGCGCATTGCTGAAGACGATGGTTTTAGTGGTAGGGTCGATGCCCAGTTCGCGGTAGCGGGCAACAAGTTTGTCGGTGAAGTCGAATTCATCGCCGGAGTCGCAGCGTACACCGTCGAATAGCTTTGCCTGCTTGCGGCTCAGGTTACTTAGGAAGATGCCAGAGGTATAGGTATCGGACAGTGCGATGCCCAAGTCACCGTCGTACACGTTCACCCAGTTTTCCAAGGCCATGTAGTTGGCGTGTTTGTAGCCGAACTGTGCGCCGTGGAACATGAACCATTCATGCGGATGCGTCCCCATAGGCTTCATGCCGTATTTCATGGCGAAGTGGCAGTTGGAAGTCCCGGTACAGTATTCGGCGGCTTCCTTCAGACGGTCTATGACTTTGTCCTGTACCTCGAACGAGAAGCGTCTCCGGGTGCCGAACTCCGAAAAATACAGCTGGTGTCGGTTGGAGAGTGCCACCTTTTCGGACAGTTTGCAGAGTATGCCGTCCATGTCGGCCACGTTTCCCAAAGAACGGTTCTTTATTTCGGATACGATGGAAAGCAGGGGGACTTCGTAAAGGGTGGCCTTGTACAGATAGTCCGTGATTTCAATGTTCAGGTGCCGGTCCTCGTCCAGATGGATGCTTACCTTCTCCGGCTGGAAGCGGAAGGAGGAGAGCCACTCCCAATAGACCCTCGGCAGGAAACGGCAGTGGCGGGTCATGTATTCCAGCTCTTCGGCAGTAAGTACGGTCTGTGCCAGGCTGTCCACCGCCTCTTGCAGTTCCTTCAGAAACGTGTCCGTATAGGCGGTGTCGTCTCTGTCCTTGAAGCTGAAAGTGCCCATGGCATAGGGAAACAATTTGATGTAGGCATACGAGGTGGTGAATTTGTAAAGGTCTGTATCGAGTATGGTATGAATCATGGCAAAATATTCTTTAGTTATGATGTTCGATTTTGGGGATGAAGATAGTGAAAATTTCTTATTTGACCAGCCTCTATCTGTTAACAACGGCATATTCCTATTAAACCATGTTATAAATGAGACCGTCATGGACAGAAATTTTGGATATTTCGGGGAAGTCCGTACATTTGCAATGTGTTTTTCATAGTATTAGATTTAAGGTTAACAAAAGATTGGCTGTCTGGGATAGATAGCCTTTTTTTTATGCCCGCACCATTCGATTCATCCAATTAGTATCAATTCACTTTATACAACTTTTTAACCCACCAAAAGTGTTTTTAAACCCCAAAAGTTGTAGATTATAAATACTATGTTTATATTTGCAACATGAAAAAAGCGCTCGAGAAAATGTAGTATCTACAACTCGTCTGTGAAGTAGGTGGCGGTTGTGATATAGACAGCGTTCATAAGACAAACAAGCAAGCAATCTACAACAATAAAAATATGAAAGTTAGACTTATGACGAAAGTTAGTGCTGCAACCCTCATTTCAGCAATTGCCTGCAGCATATTCACGGGATGTACCGAAAAAGACCTATACAATCCCGAACGTGGAAAAACAGAACTAAAGCCGGAGAGCGAATACTTTGACTTTGCAACAACAGCCCAGGTAGCTTTTGACGTGAATTATGGAAAAATCGCAGGAGGCGCATTAATAGAGGTGTTTACAGAAGACCCCATCACCTATCAGACAAACAACCTCTACTCCATCAACGGCGAAGCGGTTTTTAAAATCTTTGCAGATGCAGACGGACGCTTCACCGGCAACGTAGAACTGCCCAAAGCGACAGAAAAGGTATATATCATCTCACAAAGTTGGGGAGCCCCCATGTATGTGGAAGCGGATGTGGAAAACGGCAAAGTGGTGGTAGATATGACCGAAAATAATGCCAACACCCGCTCAACTGCCATGACACGTGCAAAATCCAACCTGACTATCGACCTAAAGGATAGGAAGGAACGGGTATACTCCATCGTTGGATGGGGACAATCTCACGGTGAGATTATTGTTAATAAATCCAATCTCTCAAAAATAGTATATATAATGATTTGAAATTCAGTGTGTTGAAAATTTTATAGTTTTAATTGAGGAACAAATAAGAAACAAAATTGCTAATTAAAGGCATTTCCCGATTTTTTGTTTTCACTCTGTTTCTTTCCTTGCACTTACTTATAATCGGGACTTCTTGAACCAGCTTCCTACCAGAATTTTTTTCCTCGTCCGACGGTTGTATTTGAACTTCCAAGAACCATTGCAGCCAAAAGAAAAGCAAGCCTTCTTTAATTCATACAAAGATAAGGAAAAACTTATAGGCAGGCAAATTTGTCTGCCTAAATATAGTTTACTTTGATTTAGCATATATATAGGCTAATGGACTAAACTAAACCTTTTCCCGAACTTCGTAAAACACTCTGGTCCCATTGTGCAGCCAAAAGAAAAAAAGATTCCACGGCATATTTTTCTTTTCGCTGCAACTCCCTTTTTATAAACCATCAACCTTTTACACGAGATCTTCTCTTCCCTGTATTCGCACATCCGCTTTCGGGCTGTCTGATATGAATTGTGTCGCAAAGGTACTTGACATGTCTTTCTTGTATGCAAGGTCACAGCCTGACGGTTCACGACAAAATCTCCACGCTCCGCTTTGCGGAGGTAGTATTTGGTTGTGAAACCCTGCATAAAGAGCCATGTCACCTTTTGAAGCGACATAATTAAATCAAGCCCGAAAGTAGCTGATGCTACAAGAGGGAAAAAAGAAAACTCAAAATTTAAGATTATGGCGAACTATGCAACAAACATTTTTCACGCAAGTACGGAAAACAAGCAAGACCTCGATAAAATAGAGGCATTTCTGGACGATAATTTCAACGGTTTTGTCAATCGGTATGGCGACACTGTAGATGCAGAATTTTCTTCCCGTTGGGAATACCCAGAAAAAGAAATCGACGAACTGGTAGCTTCTTTGGAAGCCAAAGATAAAATCTATATCCGCATACTGACATACGAGTTAGAGGACGAATACGTGAGCTTTCGGATATTCTCGCAAGGCAAGTGGGACATTAAGCTGTAACCTAAAAACGCATTCACTATGTACGAATACGAAGAAGACAGCGATATTATCGGTTTGTCTTGCACACTGCTCAATCCATACAAAGGTTACACGGAAGGTACAATCGTGGGCAACTATGGTAACACCATAGTTGTCCGCCTTGAAAGCGGCAAGGAAATTTCAGAATACCGTGATGAAGTGATTATCCATGATTAAACGATAGCAAACGTATGACACAGATAGCAACAAAATTCGTCAAATGGGATATTCCCGAACTGGCGACATTACAGGACAGCAAGGTTTACAAATTGCGGGTACACCTGAACAACGGAGGCAAGTTAAACCGGGAAGAAAAGAACTGGATTACCCGTAACGTGTGGGAAAGCATCTATTTCAAACGTGGAATTGCCTTGAGCGGTTATCATTTTGATTTTTCCGACGTTCTCAAACGGTATTTCGTCAAACAGCACGGAAGCATTCACGAGTATTATGCGATTGACAAAACAGCGTTACGCTCGATACTGTACGGCAGAATCGAGGATATTGTAGAAGTAAACAGTTAAACAACAAGGATATGGGAGAATACAAATTTTATCAAGACCGTAAGGTTACAAGTTGGGAACGGGATTATTTCAGTGTAAAAGCAAATAGTTACGAAGAAGCCGAGGCAATCGTCCGCTCATGGAACTGTGAGGACGTGTCGAACATCATTGACAACCGTCTTTGCTATGAAGAGTGGCAAGCATTGACCGATACATCGGAATCTATGCTCCCCGAAGAAAACGACGGCAACCCGACAATAGAGATTTTCAACGAAGACGGAGAATCAATAATGACCAATGTACCTAAAACACCTCAATCAAACCAATAGAACCATGAACGTAACAATCGAACACGTCTTTTGCCGCTATAGCGATGAAGCGGAAGAAATCTATTTCCGAATCATGAACACGATTCTTTTTGCAACTGACGAAACCGAACTTCGTGCAAGTATGGAACGTTTGAAGAACGAGACCTCACTCGATGAGTATTTTATATTCGGATACGGAGCACACCATATCTGGATAAACCAACGGCGACCGAGTGATAAAAACAGAATTTTCAAAAATCGGATTATGGTAGCCCATTTCTGACGGGAACGGGCAAGAG